GTTTGTACCTATTGACAGGCAGATTATGATGTGCGATAATTATAATGATCTGTTGATGCTGGCATCTGTCATGCTCACAAGTGCTGTTCGCATTTATGATAGTCAATTAACAGAAGAGGGGCGAAAGAAGCTTATGAAAAGGTATGCCTGAAATGAGTGATGAATTCCTTTTTGTTGAGAAATATAGACCAACAAAAGTTTCGGAATGCATTCTTCCTGAGAGACTGAAAACAGTCTTTCAGGATTATGTTAATAGCAATTCGATTCCAAATCTCATGTTGACTGGTACTGCCGGTGTCGGTAAGACGACAGTAGCCATTGCCATGTGTGAGGAAATTGATCTAAATTATATCTTCATCAATTCGTCAGAAGAGAGAGGTATTGATACATTAAGGACAAAGATCAAGAACTTTGCATCAACTGTTTCGTTGACTGGCAATCGAAAGGTCATCATTCTTGATGAGGCAGATTATATTACACCAGAAGCACAAGCGGCCTTGAGAGGTGCGATTGAGGAGTATTCTTCGAATTGTACTTTTATCTTTACATGTAACTTCAAATCTAGGCTGATTGATGCTCTACATTCCAGGTGTTCTGTAATTGACTTCACATTAAAGTCTGATGAAAAGCCTAAGATGGCGTCAATGTTTTTTCGCAGAATTTGTGAAATTCTTGATGTTGAAGGTATCGAGTATGACAAATCAATTATTGTCAAGATCGTGGAAAAGTTCTTTCCAGATTATCGCAGAACACTAAATGAGTTGCAAAGGTATTCAAGTAGTGGTAGAATTGATTCCAGTGTTCTTGTACAGGTATCTGAAGTCAAGAGTATTGCAGACCTTGTAAAAGCTTTAAAGGAAAAGAACTTCTCTGGAATGCGTAAGTGGGTAGCTCTCAATTCTGATATTGATCCATCACGAATCTATAGAAAGATATATGATGGACTTTATGATTCTATGAAGCCTGAGAGTATTCCGCAAGCAGTTCTTATTATAGCCAAGTACCAGTATCAGGCAGCATTTGTGGCTGACCAAGAAATTAATCTGGTTGCATGTCTCACAGAAATCATGGTGGATTGCGAAATGAATTGACAATTGATCAGAATGATGCTACTATATCACTTAGATGATCAGAACATGGAATTGTCAGTATCATCATGAAGTCCGTGCAATAGTGCCAGAACTTCAAAAATAGGAAAAATGATATGTCTAAATTTAGCTCACTCACGATGAATTCTCAAGATATTGGTTGTATGGATTATTCGGTGCTTGTAATGAGCATCAGAGAATTCATTCATGATTTTCTTCCAGAAACTGATCTACTTCCAATTCATCAAAGAATTGATGTTTCAAATTATGGAACTGAAGATCGAAATAATAAAAATCCAACAAAGCGCCAGGCTATCATTGGATCAGTCTTCAAGGGTATTGATATTTCAGAAATGAAAATCAATGAAAGAACACAAGAAGAGCGTCTAAAGTTTTCCGAGAAATATGAGTCCATCGACGGTGGAAATCGTAAGCGTGCAATTCGTGACTTCTATAATAACAAATTTCGATTGAACTCGAATTATAATTCCGACATTGGTGCGAAATTCTATTATGAATTGAGTGATGATGAAAAAAATAGATTCATGAATTTCAAGATTCGGTTTGTTGTTTATAGAAAACTTACTCCCATGCAAAAAGCACATGTGTGGGAAACTACAAACAACAGCACACCAGTCAATCATCAAGAAATGATGAATGGTGTTGGTGATATACCCGTTGCAAATATGATTCGTCAATTTGCAAGAGCTGATAATAGATTGAGAAGCTGGAATCATCCTCTATTTGAAGTAAAGTATAACAAAGACAATAAAATTATTGGAGAGTGGCTATCTTTTGATCCTACACGATTGACATATGATCGTCTTGTTGCTCGAATTGCTTCTGTGGTTCATCAGAACGAAAAGCCAAGTTCATGTGACGATGCAGAGATTGAAATTCTATATTGTGATTCCAAGATTGATGATAATAATATCAAATCTATGGAAAAGAAGGTCAAATCGTGTCTAGATTTTATCTACACTATTGCTAAAGAAAAGCGAAATACCATTTCACATTTCGCAAAGATCACGGAGGATGAATTTATCATTCTTATGCGTCTATATTTCACTTACAAAGATCGATATGATAGTTTCTCCATCAAAGATACTCGTGAATGGTATGACTATTTCAGACTAGCTTTTTCTGGTCTCAACAAGAAAAATCCATCGGATTATGGATTGGAAATGATCGATACCTATGAGAAAAATTCTAAAGAAAAGAAGATGCGTGCCGCTCTATTTTCTGAAAATCTGCGGAAACATCGCACTCTTCGATGGAATGATTCGGTAAAATGGATGGAAAAGTATTATTTAATTCCTGAAGAATTGATCGAAAGGAAGATTTTGATCGTTCTTGATTCGAGGAGAAAAATTAATCGTTCAGATCGTGAACTTTTGCTTAACAAGCAGAGAGGTCTCTGTTACATTGATGGAAACAAATTGATGCTAGAAGATGCAGAAGCTGGACATATTATTCCTCATTCTGAAGGTGGATCAACAAGTCTCGATAATATCGTAATGATCAGGCGTATTCATAATTCCAAAATGGGTTCTATGAATGTGGAAACATATAAAGAAATGTATCAACGGAGAAGCAATGTCTGATATCTTCAAAGACATAATTCCTTCGTTACTACAGAACAAAAGTTCTGTGGTAACCGAAGCTAATGAAAAAGATTATGTGCCTTATATCGTCAATAAGGCACTATCTTTTCATTATGATTGTATCCTGTATGCAAATGAGATGAACAAGAATCCTAGTGTAGACAAACTTTTACAGTTTCATTTTTTTCTAAATAGTGTAAGAGGGTATAAAAGACCCTTCCAGAAATGGATTAAGAAGGATACTATAGAGAATTTAGAAGCAATAAAGGAGTATTATAAATACTCTAATGAGAAAGCAAAAGAGGTTCTTTCTATATTATCTGATGAACAAATCACTACGATAAAAAAGAAACTAGATAAAGGTGGTGTAAATGATAAACATAAGCGACCTCGTGGAGGTGAAACTTAAAAATCCTGACGATTTTCTAAAAGTAAAAGAAACATTATCAAGAATTGGTGTTGCTTCAAGGAAAGATAAATCTCTATATCAATCCTGTCATATTCTACATAAACAAGGAAGATATTTCATTGTTCATTTTAAGGAGATGTTCTTACTAGATGGTAAGAAATCTGACTTTTCAGAAGACGACAAAGCCAGAAGAAACACAATAGCAAATCTTCTTCATGAATGGGAACTATTAGATTTGGTTGATGAGAATAAGACAGATTCACCTGTATCTAATCTAAATAAGATAAAAGTCCTTTCTCACAAAGAGAAATCAGAATGGAATCTAGTGACTAAATATACTATAGGAAAATCAAAATCCAAAAAGGAGTAAAACAAATGTTTAGCAACTTTCTTTCTGTAATGAAGGAAAAACTATCTGCTGCATACACAACTGTTAAGAATAATCTGCCAGCAATTTCATTCAAAAATATTAAACTACCAAAGTCAACTGCTGATGTTGAATGGGATAATGATGGTCAACCAGTGTTCAAACCAAAGAAGAAAAAAGACTAATGAGGAGTCTATATTATGACAGTGAGTTTAGGTTTTTATAAAACACATCCTGATGTGATTATACCAAATTTCTCTACAAAACAATCTGCTTGTTTTGATATTGCATACCAAGGACATGGTAAAAATTCATATGATGGATACAATGAAACTAATAAAAAATTTAGTAGACCAACACCCAAAGGTCAAGTATTCATCAACAGTCAAGAACGAGTCTTAGTGCCCACAGGATTGATTCTAGACATTCCTGTGGGTTACTCTGTTCGACTTCATGCTCGATCTGGACTATCAATCAAGAATGGTATTATCCTAGCAAATAGTGAAGCTGTTATCGATTCTGATTATGTAGATGAACTCTTTGTTCTACTATATAACAGATCAACTGTTGGACTATGGATTTCCACTGGTGATCGAATTGCTCAAGGTGAACTGATAAAACAAGAATCATATACCATGAAAGAAGTGAAGAAGAAACCAGTTCAGAAGAGTGATAGAAAAGGTGGAATGGGTTCTACAGGAGTAAAGAATGCTACAGCGGCTTAATTTTCCTATTGGCGGACCAGCAGATTCAGTATTGAATGTAAATGGTCCAAGGATAATCAATATCTATGGTAAGATCAAAATCAGTATTGTAAATGAGAATGATATTACTATCGAAGGTCTAGAAGCAGTAAAGATCAAGACCGATGAACTCGATCTTGATGCCAGAAACATTAGTATTCAGGCAGAAGAAAATCTATATATTGGTGCAGGTAAACATTTAGTTCAACAGGCACCAAGAATTGATTTGAATCCTGAACATGATAGTAGTGGGTATAAAAAGTAATGCCTCAAGCACATAGAGATACAGATTTAAGAACATGTTCCGCAAAAACTGTCGTTATTGGTCAAAACACAGTTTTTGTGAACAATCTTTTGTGGGCTGTTGATAGGGATATTGATGATCATTGTGCTCCATATGGACCTCTAAAACCCACAGAAACGTCTATTCGCATTGGATCTCAAGAAAAACCAGTTATAGTTGTTGGAGACGGATTTTATGTACCAGATTTTGAACCTCCCATTTGTGTAGTAGAACATCAACCTTTTGCTGCCACCGGTTCACCAAATGTATTTGCATATTCTGCTTGACATTACCACTAAAATGTTGT